CTCCCACCAGGCTACTGCATCTACTACTACAATGGGTGCTACTTGTTCGTAGTTATTAATTACCTGGATATTTACCCACTTATCTACGTGAGCAATTGCTACCGCACACTTATCGTGCTTTTGTGCAAGGTCTGCGTGTACATAATAAACCTTGTCTGGATCAGGCTTAAACGATTCATCAAACCTTTTAAAGTTATCTACTGGGTTTCTTAATGTCATACAAGATCTTATTTTTTCTACCTGTTTAAAAAATGCATCAGAGGCAAAGGTTGGAACACACGCAAAGCGCATCATTGCATCTCCAAGGTCTGTCATAAATGCAATCATAAAGTCGTCAATCTTGCGTGTAGGGTTTACTTCCCAAGTGGGTCTTTTTAATGCGAATACACCTGGGTACTTGTATGAAATAATTTGATCTTCATCCCAGGAAATTTCAAACGAGTTGTCTGGACTGTCTTCTGGCAGTAGTGGGTTAATAGTAAACTTGTGTGTTCTTTCTATTACTTCTTTTTCAGCAATAACATCATCATATTTTTCTGAAATAAAGTCTCCTGGATATCTTGGGAAGGAAAGCAAAACAACCTTGCCAAGGTCAGGGAAACGAGAGTCTACTGAGCCACGAAAGGCTTTATAAATATTATCAGCAGTCTTTCCTTGTTCGTTTCCTGTATTAACTTCAGATGCAAAACCAGAAATCTCATCAAGAACTGCAAGAAGAAGGTTTAGACCTTCGTGTGATTCTCTTTCTGAGTGACCAGAGTAAACAGTAATTGATTTATCAAACTCAACAGAGTCAGCCTTTGCATAATACTTTCCAATAAACCAAGGGGACCTTTCAATCTTAGACTTAAAACCTTTAAAGAAAACATTCTTAGCCTGTTGTGCGTTAATAGCCACATTAATAAGGTCAATAGCATCTCCAGATGGCTTACCAAAATACTTTGCTGGGTCTTTAAGGCATAGAAGTTTGTATACAATGTATGCACAGGCTACTGTTGATACGAAGTCTTTTCCAGATCCCTTGCCAAGTTGCAGAATGATTTCGTTCTTTGTGTACTTATTGTAATACTGTATACCCTTTTCCTCACCCAGAATATTGATTACATCTTCTTTACGATAGATCTGGCTCATTGCCTCAACGATATCGTACTGAATATCTGACAATGGAGGCTGTCCAAGGTATGCCTCACCTTCAACAAATGTTCTTGCGTCTACAGGCATCTCATTAAAGTGGTCGTCCTGTAGTGCTTCTAAGAACTCATTGAACATCGTGGACAACTGTAATCACCTCATTGTCTTTTGCAAATGCAGACAATCTTCTCATAATTTCATCACGAACTTGTGGGTATTCAGATGCAATATCTTTTAAAATAAGCACAAGAATCTCTTGGCGTTTTTCAATTTCCATCATTTCTTCTGCAAGTTCTTTGTTCTCAAGAAGACCAGCCTTCTGTAACATATCAATACGCTTTGATTCTATATCCATAACAAGTTTAATGGCAGCAGTTTTTGCGCTAAGATTATTTGTCATTGATGCTTCATCAATAACTTCGTAAGTACGAGATACTAACTTGCTATAGTGTGTATCTGCTGCTGCAAGGGCTTCTTTTGCACGAGCACGGATAGCATCATTAGCAGATGCCATTACCTTCCACTCATTAATAAGTGTTACAACTTTTTGTCTTGGAATAGCAAGTTGCTTTGAAATGACTGTTGGGTCATTACCTTTTAAATACTCTTCAACAACTTGATTAACTTGATCAAGGTGCTTTACTAAATCATCTTCAGTTGACATACTTGCCCTCTAGTCTATTGATTTCATCTTTGATATAAAAGATTGCCTTTTCTAAATCCTGGATAGTCTTTGACTCATCCTTGAGTCCTGCTCTCCAAAGGTACTTAAAAGCATTACCAATATTAAAATTGCGGTGGCGAGTAATCTCAATACACTCAATACCAGAAGGATCTGATGTGTAGTGTAATGGATTGTTGACTTGATCAACTGTAATGTTTAGATTATCACTCATAGTCTTCCTCTTCATCAAGTTCCCAATCAAATGCTTCTGGAATTCCTTTTAATACAGCAAATGCAAAACCAAAACCAACTGTACCTGCTACAGCAAGTGCTATCAATGTCTTTTCAAATTTATTCATCGCTTTGACTTCCTTAATCCAAATTTAGCAAGGTAGACGTAGATAGTTTCAACACTTGATCCACACTCCTTTGCAATTTCTTCTGGAGACTTCTTATCCACAAGATATCTCTTACGCATAAAAACTTCTGATGTATATAGTTTAGCACTCATGATATTAATTGTCAACTTCTTTCTCAGTAATATCATAGTTAAACCTATCAGAATTTTCCATAATCCATTTATCTTGATTTTCGACATCATATTTTCTTTCATTAATTATTCTATCAATCAAGTATTCTTTTTCAAGTGTAAAAGATGGCTCGTATATTCGAACTCTATTGTTGGGCTGTATTGCAAAATTTCCATCATCTCTTTGAATTACGTGACCACATTTATGATCTGCAGGGCTTTCAGAATACCCATCATCTAAAACATTTGTATCTGGATTATGCCAGTCTAATGTGAATAGGTAGGTTCCTTTGTGCATTGTTTTTGTTCTATCTATATAAGACATTCTAAGATTGGTTAGATTTTCAAATTGCGTTACAGCAATGTGATGGCTAAAAGAATTCCACAAAACTAAATTGTGCAGATCAACTTCAGGGATACCTGGCTCTGTACAAAAAGCAGAGATTGGAAGTCTCCACCATAGTCCACCATCTGGCATCATAATATGAAACAGTGGGCTTCTAGACTTTAAACTTGAAACACCAAAGACTACACATTCAAAGTATTTGTCGTGGCTATCTCGGTGATTTCTTAAATAGTTGCCTCTCACATAGCAATGTATAGGTGGTATGTTTGCATTTAACTCTGGCATTATTCAGCCCCTCCTACTGCTTTATTCCAATTTTTAATTGCCCAATGACCAATTCCACAGGCATCGGCAACATCATTATCTGTTATTGTCCTATCATATTGCAAATTAATAAAATTAATTGTTCTTTGCTTTCTTAGTTCTCTTTCGTGTGTTTTAAGCCACGATTCTGACTTCCCTGGATTTTGTGACTTAATAAATAGTTTTTCATCCTTAGATATCTTTTTGTTTCCAATAAAGTTTTGCCAAGTAATTGGAGCAACCTTACCTATAACCTTAGTTCCAGACTGCCCCGCTGAGCCAAGAATTGCTCCTTGAACTAAAGCCAGGTCTGCTGCCGTCTTGGGACTATTCATAAATACAGTATGCTCAATAACTATTGCCTCAAACCCACCATACATATCAAGGAATAGTTTAACCTTTTGACCTGCATCCATAACCTTTTCGTAGGTGTCTTTTCCTTTAAAGTTGATCTTGCCTACTGATTCCAAAGTTTTTTCTTGAGTATTAAAAATAGCAAAGGCAAGACTATTAGTGCTTGCATCTATAGCACAAATAGTTTTTGGAAGTTTAGTTCCTATTGCCTCTGCTAGTTTCATTTTAAATTATCCTTAATTTCCTTTAGTGCTTTTGCTACATCAGAAGGATTTACATTACATTTCACACAAAGATTTTCATCATTATATATTGATAAAGCCTCTTTACACGACTTGCAATTTCTTTCCTTGCCTTTTCTTTTTTGTCTTCTAGAAATTATATACCTTGCAGCAATTTTTTCTTTTGTTGAAAGGTCTCTACATTCTGGTGAACAATATATTTGATAGACAATCTCTGTTTGAAATTCTCTATCACACCATTGACAATGCTTCATCTATAGGCTCCAAGGACTTTAGTTTAAAGTCTCCCTTACCAGCATCTGCACAAGCCTTTTTAATAGGACATGATTTGCAAATCTTTGAATTAGAGCGATAGTTCTTTTCAGGCAGAGTTCTGTCGACCCAAGCCTTACGAACTGATCTCATCCATTCAAACGTCTGGTCTACCCACCGACGATAATAATCATTTACTTCTACTGGAAGAATAAGCAACTCGTGATTGTTTTTATTTTCATAAATAAGAACTGCTTTAGGCTTCTTAAGAATTTTCATATAGATAAGTAACTGTACTAAATGACCAGTCTTTGGTTTCATATGCGCCTTGCGGTACTCAAAACCCTCATTCATCATTGTTTTAATTTCACCAAGGAGTTCTTCTCCCTGCCAGTTAACAATAACATCCCCATACCCAAAAATTGGAGGATCATTATTTGTTATTTTAAATTCTGAATCAACAAGGAAGTCGGGAACATTGCCCATTGCTTCCTGAATTCTTTCGTGAGACTTTGTTCCTGCAGTCATATTGGCTGCACTGTATGGTGTTGCATCATCTTCAAACATTTGTCCGTCAAAAGCAAGGTACCAATATCTTGGACACTCTCCGTGCCCATAGGCAATAGTTGATGGTGCAAAAGTCTTCTTTTGCGTTTGTTTTTCAATACGATTAACAGTATATCCAGACTGAATTTTTTCAGTCAAACCAGCAACATCTATTGAGTGTACTGGTGGTTTTTCCTGCTTAACCATAATCTGCTGTAATAAACTTTTTGTCATTTTTTACTCGTTTCTATTAGTATAAGTATAGCAGATTAGCGTGTGATGTACTTGAGTGCTGAGACTAAATTATTAAGTGATTCTGCTGCTGTGTAATATAGATTCTTTTTACCACGATCTGACTTATCAACATTAGCCATCCAGGTAGCCTTAAATGCCATCTTTGCTGCGATTGCCTGAAGCCTTACGATCTCTACGTGAGCCACATTAATTGGGATGTCTGGCTTAATAATTAGTTTAGCAATCATTGTGAGTGCAACGGTAAGTTCTTCATCCTGCATATAGTCTGCAATCTCTGCAAGACCATTTACCATATCTATTGTTGTTCCTTGTTGTTCCATTATTCCTCCACTAGATCTTCTAATATACTCATCTCAATTATAGCAAGTCTGACTTTAGAGTTACCCTCGCCCATTACCACCACAATGGCTGGATCCTTGCCATTTTTCATTGCATCAGTAGTAGCCTTTGCCCAAACCTCTTTATTTAATGTAAAAGATTTTCCAACCTCTTTAAAGTCAACCACAAAGTTTTTCCAAGAAGCATCACCCTTTTGGGTATTACGACCAGAGTTTTTGTGCTGCTTAGCACCTATTCTCTTAGACTCACTCTTCTCCGTCAAAATCCTTCTTCTTTCTTCTTCCAAGATAAACTTTGCTTAGATGTTTATCTTTACACATCCAGGTCATTTCTTTTGTTTCTGCATAAAGTCTAAGAGATGTGACTTCTACTTTGCAGTTATGACAAATAAACTTTCCGTGATAGACAGTATAACTAGGCATTTAGTTTTGCCTTGATTGATTCTTGCAAGTCAAGATCCTCTCTTACACGATTAACAAATGCTTCTTTACCCTGGACTTTTGTGCCATCAGGAAGTATGTACCAAGCACCTGTGCGCTCTACGATACCATTTAGTTCTGCGGTAGTAACCAAATCACCAATGGTATCAAGACCAATATCGTCACCTCTAAAATAAAAATCATACTCACCAGACTGGAACCCTGGAGAGGTTTTGGAGAACTGTAGTTCCCACTTAATAGTTCTACCAATCTTTTCTTCAATTAATTTATCTCCTACCTTGATCTTTCCCTTAATCGCTTGATTGTCTGACTCTGAAGAAAAGAGTTTAACAATACATGAGGAATAAAACTTAGTAGCCTGACCACCAGAAGGCTGCTGGCTAGTATACATAGCATTGATATTGTTACGAGACTGAGAAATAAGAACAAGCAAAGTTGGCTTAACTTTATTGTTTGCATAGTTAAGCATTTTCCATGCGTTACTAAAGTCACGGGATTCTGCTCCAATCTGTTTAGTGTTTTCTAAGGCTTTCATTTCATCTGTATCTTTTTCAAAATAGATTGCTGGAAGCATTGATGTGATAGAGTCTACAACGATTAGGTCTACGCCAGCATTCATTAATCCTACGCCAACATCTACCATATCACTAATAGTTCTTGCTTGTGAGTAGATTAGTTTTTCTGGGTCTACCCCCAAAGTTCTAGCCCAGTCTTCAGAGTATGACATCTCTGAGTCAATCCAGGCACATAACTTACCCTCTGCTTGCGCTAGAGCAATCATCTGAAGGCACATAGAAGACTTTGCAGAAGACTTTGAACCCCAGATAAGAACTTGTCTGCCATAGGGAAGCCCACCACCAAGTGCACGGTTTAGTCCATAACTAGGGGTAGGCTGGTACTCATAATTAACACCAACTCCACTACCCAATCTTTTTCTCAACTTAGGATCAAGTTGTGCTAACGCTTCTTCTATACTAACTGACATGTACATCCTCCAATGTTACTGTTCCGTCTTTTGTTTTTCCAAAACTAAATTTATAAGATTTTCCTTCTTCTATATGCATATATGCTTTTGCAAAAGATGTAGGAAAAACTGTAATAGAATGAAGATCTCTTGCAGTATCTGCCAATGTAAGAGATGCCATCTTCTTTCCAGTCTTTGTAATTCTTGGTTTAAAAGAAACTACAAACATTTCTTCATCCTTGTATGGCAGTTGCTTGTAACTTAAGAACTTCACAAGAGCATGAGATGATTCTTTTATTTCATCAGAAGGTATGAAAGATACAATCCTGTTGTCATTACAAAGAACCAAGTAAGAACGACCAGTCTCAATAGTCGTATTTTCATCATCAAATATACCGACGCTGCCAGTTTTGTCCAAAATTTCAACTCGTGACCATCCTGTTCCCCTTTTAATTGATTTTACCATACCCATAAAAATGTATGATCCTTTTTCTTCAAAGTCAACAATATCCTGAATGAAAGCATAGTAGTGAGAAGGTATTGTAATATTAAACTCTGGAAGGTTTAAGTACTCATACAGGTTCTCTTTAATCTCCTGATCATTTCTAGGATTATCATTAAATGTTGCTGCACCAATTACTCTAAGTGCTTGGAGTGCACGAGAGTTTACTCCGTTGCCCTTGGTAAATGTAAATTCTTCAAGTTCTTTGTACGAATTAAATGGTCGTGCTGCAATATA